ACCTTGCCGATCGGCGGCTGGTCGCTGTCATGCGCCCAGAGGAAGACCGGATTGCGCTCGAAATTATCAGTCTGCCAGGCGTCCGGCGCGATGATGTGATTGTCGCGGCCGACCGAGGAATCCGAGAAGACGTACTGGATGAGGCGTGAGCCCCCCGCGGCCTGTGCTTCAACGGCGCGGCCGGCGACGGAATAGACGCCGTCCGTGACGGCGCCATCGCCGAAGTGGTCGACAGGTTTCAAATGGCGCATGGGGGCCTCAAAGCTTTTGTTCGGGCGAGCCGCTTTCGGGGCGGCCGTCGCCGGCGGCGGCGCCGGAGGATTGTGAGCCCATCGTCGACATATTGGACGGCTCCA